AATTTTGTTTATCCTAAAGAACCTAAAACACCTCGTCCTTCTCCAAATAAAAAGGTAGTAGAAGATACGATACAACAAGCTGTCGCCAGAGGTATTGAAGAGTTTGAAATTAAAAGAAAAGCTCAAAAGAAAGAAAAGAAAGAAAGAATAGCAAAAGAACAAAGAGAAAAACAAGTATTCAGAACAGTTAGTAAAGCTATTGACCCAGATGCTTTTTGGGAGAATTGTTTTCGGTGATTTATAACAATTTTGTTATATAAAAATAAATATAAGAATTAATAAATAACAATATGAATGTTCCAACTATTATGCCTGTTGTTGAACCTGATAATGCTACGGCAAAACCCCATCACCCATTTCTTCCGAAGGTTGATGTAGGTGTCGCAGGGGGAGGGTCATTACTACTAATGATTAGCCCTGTAAAAACTGGAAAAAGCACTATAATCTCTAACCTATTTTTAAATGAAGACTTTTACGGACAAGAATTTTTTGATGATGTTAAAATTATAAGTAATACAATTAAGAATGATGTTACAAGTCGCTTTTTGAATAAAGCTTTTGAAGTATATGATTTTTATTCAGATGAAATAATTGATGGTATTGTTGAAAATCAAAAGAAGTTTGATAAAGAAGACCAACCGAATATTGCTGTGGTTTTAGATGATTGTTTAGGAAGTATAAAGAGAGAAAGTAAGATTAATCATCTCAGTAGTCGTTATAGGCATTTTAACATTAAACTATTAATTATAAGTAGTCAAAAATTCACAGGTTCCGTTTCTCCAATTATTCGTGCTAATGCGACAGATGTAATTATTGGAAGTCCATTTCCAAATCAAAAGGAGCTTTTAAGGATTGCTGAGGAATACGGAGATTTATTTGGAGGAGCAGATAATTGGTTAAGATTATACAGAAAATCTACACCTAATAAATATGATTTCTGTTATATGGATTTACAATCTAATCCGCCTTTGATGTATCATAATTTTACTAAGGTTGTTGGAACTGGAGGGTTTGCTCGTGATAGTGATGATGAAGAAGCAGAAGATATAGATGAAGAAACTTCTGAAATGTGATATAACAATTTTGTTATATAAGTTTTATTTTTTTTATTTAATATTATTTTTATTTGTTATATTATAAATATACAATATGACTACTTTAGGAGCTGGAACCTACAATACTATTATAGGACAAAATAAAGATGCGTTTAATGATGCTTTACTTGCCTCTCAGAAGCATTTAGATGATTATCACGAAATTCAAAAACAACAAACGCAAATAGAACAAGGTGAAAATCAAAAAACTGGTGCTATGGACGCTGGAGCCGCAACTGGCGGTGTTAGTAATCTGGCTCGTTTTGCTGTAAGAAAAGCACAAACAGGAAAGTCTTACGCTCAAATGGCGGTTGAAGATTTTAGAAATTTAAGAGGAAAAACACCTGGCGCACCAGCAGAAAGTTTTAATACAATTGCTACAAGTGAAGGAACAGTTGATAAAGCTACTGGAGAACTTACAAAAGGAGCAGAAGGAGGAGTTCAAATTGAAAGATTTAATACGATTACTACAAGTGAAGGAACAGTTGATAAAACTACTGGAACACTTACACAAGCAGGAGCAGAAACAGCAGAAAAAGCAGGAGGAGAAGCAGCAGAAGTAGCAGCAGAAGGAGCAGGAAAGATTGGAGGACAATTAGCTGGAGATGCTGCTAAAACTATGGCTAAAACTATTGCTGCTAAGAGTGCTTTTTGGGGTGGAAAAGCTTTAGGAAATGTTGGAGGTGCTATTGATTTAGTGAAAGATATTAGTGCCGCAGCACAAGGTAAGAACTTTTTTTCTGGTGATGGTTCATCAACTTTAGATGAAGTAGGAAACGGATTAACTCTTGCTGGTAGTGCTTTGGATATTGCTGGAATTGCTCTTCCATTTTTAGAACCTATTGGATTAGCATTAACCGCTGCTGGAGCTATTAGTGAAACTGCTGGTAGTCTTGAAGACCAAGACGACCAAGAAAAAGCTAATAAAGATGATTTTGAAAATAATCAACCTGATGCTGCTGTTCCAAGAGGAGCTGCTGGTTTAGGTTTTGTTGCTTCTGCTCCTTCTAACCCTATGAAGATGATTACTGGAAGTTCCAGTTTTTAAAAAAAATATAAAATAAAAATTATATAAGAATAGTTATAAAAATACAATATGCCGATTAATTCGTTTTGGACCGCTAATGATAAAATACCTATAGCTCAAAAGAAGGTTTCTGTTCCTTCTGAAAATGGACTTGAATATTCAGCAGGACAGAAAATTATGATTTCTGTTCCACCAACAGTTCAATACATTCAACCAAGAGAAACATATTTACACTTTGATGTTAAACTTGCTCTACCAAATATTACAAATGGTTCTATCACCAGATTGATGCTTGATGAAGCATTAGGAGGTCAGGTTCTCATTCGTGATTTGAGGATATATTCTGGAGGAGTTGGAAATGTTTTACTTGAGGAATATCAAAATTACAATATTTTAACTGCTTTGAAATATGATTATGAAACTAATGATACTCTTAGAGCCAAGAGGGCTATGACTGAAGGTGCTTTGAACCATTCTATTGAATGTAGAGGAACTTGCGGAACTACTACTTCTCAAAAGAATGATTGTGTTACAAATCCATACTTCAAACCTCACGGCTCCAGCGGTTCGTTGAGTGCTTCATTCACTAATGATGATTTCCAGAATGTTAAATGTTTATTGCCCTTGAATACAGGAATATTTTCAAACGACAGAGTATTCCCAGTCCTTATGACTGAAGGTTTAAAATTAGAAATAATCTTAGAAAAAGATACAAATGTTTTTAGAAACTTAGATACTACCCTTAAAAATAGAATGTTGAATGCTAATCCAGTTTTCCATTCAATCAACGGCTCTGATGATGCTCCTTCTAACGCATCTACAGCTGGAACTTTTGATAGTTTTTATATCACTCGTGATAATAACCAGATTGCTAATCAGCAGTTTCCTTTTGTAGTTGGAGAAAAATTAGGCTTTGTGAAGTTAAATGGAACTGATGAAACTACTTTTACAACTGACCCTGTTATATCTGAAATAGAACACGAAGCTGGAGCAGGTGATTTCGGATTAACAAAGATTAGTTTAGTTGATGCTATGGATATTGCTACAAATGCTCCAACTAACAGAGCATTCGTTTTGTTTAGTCGCTCTGACGCAGGACAACCAACTTTCACAGTATCTAATGTTGAACTTGTTTTACAACAATTAACTATGCCTGACGGCTACACTCGTAAGATGATGAGTATGATGAAGGAAGGAGGTTCTATGAATTATGATTTTCTTTCTTTCACCAATTATAAATACTCTCAACTCGCAAGTGATACAGTTGCTAATATTAGACTTCCATTTAATCAATCTCGTGCTAAGGCTGTTTTATGTATTCCTACTGATGCTACTTCACGCTCAGTTGAAGCAGACAGCAGAGGCGCAGGGACCTATTTGATTAGTGAAGAAGACCACGATGTAGCAAATTACTCTGATAGAACTGGATTAGTAGGAGTAATAGACAACCTTTCAAATTATCAATTCTTTTATGATGGAAAATTAAATCCAAGCAGAAAGGTTTCTACTGCTAAACTTGCTGCTCGTGATAGTATAGACCAACAGCCTTTAATTGAACTTGAAAAGGCATTAGCACAATCAAAAATAATTCCTTACTCTTTCAGAGCATTCCAGTCTAATTTCTGTATCGGTCGTGCTTTATCTTTACAAGATGGGGTGTATGATACAAGAGGCAAGGACTTTAACCTTCAAGTTGAATACTCTTCTACTGGAGCGCACAATCATCTCTGGAACTGCTGGATTGCTCACGTCCGTAGGATTGTATTTAGCGGAAATGGTATTCAACTATTAGTTTAAATAAATTTGAAATTAATCTAAAAAAATCAGTAGAATAAATATATAGACATAATGCCCTCAAAAATATTGAGGAATGGTAAATACGGAAGTTTCTGTTTATTTTGGAAAGGTTTGTGGATTTCTTCCTTTCCAATCAATCATAAATATGAAATAGCACATTATTATTTTACTGGAGAAGAATTAATATTAGAAACATTCCAAAATCCAGAATTAAAACATTTATCATTAAAAGTTCATAAAAAATGTTATTTACACTTTTGTGAATTGATGTATCTAAGAAAAAAAAGAAAAGATAAAATACCAACAGAAGACCATACGAAATTTCTTGCTTGTGTAATGGCTTTAGAGAAACTAAGAGTTATTGATAGTGAGAACGACGGACAAACAGGATATTATATCGGAATAAAAAAAAGTAAGATACATCATTTTAAACATAATAGAATTGAAATCTCAAAAGATATGATATATAGTTAATTAGCTATATAGTCCTAAAATTTTAAGAATTTAATATTTTAAATTTTTTATCTTATAATTATAAAATATGTAAGAGTATAACAAAATTGTGATATGTCGCATCAACATCTTGAAATCGTGCCTTCTAATGTAACTTCAGATGGAACTCTTAGCTTTAAGAACGGACAACCAGTTATTCAGTTTATAATTGGTGAAAGTGAAAGATTTGTATTAGGTGATAGTATTAGATTTACAGGAAACTTTCAAGTTTTTTTGTCTGATGATACTCTTGCTACTTCTGCCGACCAATTATCTATGTCGCAGAGACTTGGTATATACTCTTGTATAGACCAGCTTGTTATTAAAAGTCAAAGAACCAATCAAGTAATAGAACACCTTCGTAATTATAATCGCTTTATGAGTAGTTATTTATCTACAACTACTTCATCTAACGGCGATAATTTAACTCATAATAATATGACTGGTTTAACTGTTCCTAATAACTATGCTGTAAAACCGAGTGTTATTGATAATCTTGTTAATAAGGGTGAGAACCCTAATGCCTTCTGTGTTAGTCTTCCTTGCGGCTTCTTTAACGGAGGTCAGGCTATACCGCTTTCTCAGACTTGGGGAGTAGGAGGTTTAATCGTAGAGCTTCATTTAGCTCCTGATAATCAAGTGTTATTTTCTAAGAATGGAGCTGGAGGTGTAGCTGCTATTTCTGAGAGTTTCTATCAGTTTAAGAATGTTGCTCTTGTTTGTGAAGCACAAACACCTGAACCAGAGGACCTCGCTCAACTTCAAACACTTCAAAATCAAACATTTGAATACAATTCATTCAGTTCCTATTATACTACAATCAATTCAGCAAACGCAATTATTAATTTCAATCTTGGCTTGAAGAGTGTTCTTGGCGTTTTCGCTAATTTCATTCCTTCCCAATATATAAATAATTACGCTCAAAACGGATTAGATACTTTCTATCCTATTAATTCAGATAATACTACTGCTAATGTTACTCAACTTATTTTTACTCGTGGAGGAGAACGCTTTCCTTTGGAGTATAATGTTGATACTTTACAATCAATTACAAGTGCGTCAGACAATACTGCTCTTGACCCACAGATATACAGAAACTATATTAATGCGGTTCAATCTTTCTCTAAGAATATGAGAAACACATTCAAACCTGAAAATACCAAACTTCTTAATGCTGCTAATGCTAATACTTATATTGACGGAGGTGTTAATTACGGCGTTGGAGTTGCTCTGGATACTATTTCTAATTCTGGAATAGATTACTCAAGCACTAATTTCGGTATTAATATGACTATGGATTTGATTACAGATTTCCCTCAATCTGTTTATCTATTCGTCCATTCTAAAAATGTATTAGTCTTCAATCAATCTGGACTTCAAGTAAGTCGCTAAATCAATCTTCTCTCAAACTCATCGCCCATTTGTCTTCTTTTCTCAAAATATAACAAAATTGTTATATAGCTCATTTTTTAAAAAAAATTTTTTAAAATTTTATATTTATAAGAGTATAAATATATAATATGTCTATGAACTATTCTGCTGCTGATGTCCCTGATGATATGACTCAATCAAATTCAACAGAGATGAGTTCTGCTCCTCCAGGAGCACAACCATCGGATATTCCAGATTTACTAAAAATTGGAAGTGTTGATACTAATACTGCTATTTCTGTAGATAGTGATATACTTGACCCAGTTATTAGCAATTCTACCTTTATGAGATACAGACTTCAAAACAAAGGTATATTACATTCAAATTCAAAACTCACTTTTTCAGTTGAAGCTTCTGGAGGAACTGGTGCCTTCTTTCCGTTAAATGTAGGAGTAATGTCGCTAATAGAGCGATGCCGTTTAGTCGTTGGAACTAAAACACTCTGCGAAACACAGGATTTCGCACATTTCGCGGCATTCCGTTCTATGTTTGTTAATCCAGAACATAATAAACAGAGAGAGAGTATTACAACTTCTCGTCAAATGGCGAGAAAGTGGGATTACTTTAACGGCTCTAATGCTTCTACGAATGGTAATGAGAGTAATACTAACGCAGAAGATTTTATTATTGATGTTGGTAGAGATATTGATGCCTTTGGAAAAACAAGAGCAGATGCCGATACAACTTTATTCAAATATCAATTGATTGAAAATAAACCAGTTTTCCAAATACCTTTATCTGAGTTATTTCCCTTCTTGAAGATGAACCAGCTGCCTTTATATATGCTCCGTGAAGAAGTTACTATTGAATTGTTTTTCAATTCTGACCCCAATAGAGCTTGTATTAAAGCTGGAGGCACATCTTCAGCAACTTACACTATTAATAGAGATGATTGTGCTTTAATCGCTGATTATATTTACTATCCTACTGAAATGATGGAAGCATACGCAAATGCTAATAGAAATATGAGTTTCAGTTATGTTGATTATCGTATTGCTCGTCATACAGTTTCAGGTGCT